AAATGAAATAACATAGAATCAAACTCTGCTTCGTACTCTTTCATTTGATCCATAATTAAATAATTCATAAAATCTTTTACACGTGTAGCCTGCTGTTCTGTTGCAGGATTTTTAATACCAATAATTTGTGTTCTTACAGGTCCATCACTTGGTAATAATTCTTTGTACGCTTGTGCTTGAAATTGTGTGACTGCCTCTGCCATCACTGGGTGTGTTGCACCTGATGCTCCTTGAAATGGTTCTGTTCTGTTTTCGTATTTAAATCCTAAAAGATCTAAACCTTGTATGTAAGATTGTTCCCACTCTTTTCTTGAACCTTTGTAGTCCATGTAATTTTGAGTCATTTCGTTTCCGATTGGCTCTAATACATCATCTGGTAAAAGATCTGCTAAGTTGTCAAAGTGTGATTCAGTTCCAGGTATGTTAATTGATCCTGGTTCAAAGTCTAATGTTACACCACCGTCTTCTTCAGGTATAACTTCTACGGGTCCTTTTTCGGGTTCTTGTTCCTGAACAGCAACTTCTTCTGCTACCTCTTCTTCTGAAGGGATATCTAATTTAGTTCTAGTGTTCGGGAGTCCTTTATCTATATCTGCCATTTAATACTCCTAACCTTTCTTAACACGTTTTAATAAGCCTGACAAGCCCTGTGAATCAGGGTTCATGGATTCTAGCATAGCACCTGATGGATCGCCTGCTTCTTTTGCAATACCACCACCTGCAGCCATAAACGGATCAAACGCTTGTCTTGCTCCTTGTCTTCTTAATTCTTGTCTTTGTTCTGGTGACATTGCTTTTAATTCACCTATTCTTTTTTTAGTAAACTTACCTGCTTGATACAAACCCTCTGCACCTAGTGATGCAATACCAAGTGGTGATGCTATTCTTGCTACTCGCATGGCTGTTTTAGCCGGTAGCCCTAAATTAAACAATCTTTGTGCAGCTCCCATCTTTGCAGATTGTTGTACAAGCGCTGGTGCGAATGCAGCTTCTGCTGCAATACTTGCTCTATCAATAGCGGATGTTGGATCCACACCAAAACCTGCTGTTAATCCTACAGCACCCAACGGTGTTGGTATAGTTTTAAAAGCTTCTCCTAAAACACCTGGACTAAAAAAAGGGTTTGCAAAAAGAGTCGAACCTATAGAAGGTGGAACATTAACTGCTAATTTATCAACATCCTTTAATAGTTTTGCGTTTGCAAATAATTTTTGTGCTGTTTTTCCTGCAGTTCTTTTTTCGTTGTCAACTTGACCTTGCATAATAGCACCTATTCCTGCTCTATCAACATCGGTTAATTCTTTAACAGGTTTATCATATAAACCAAAACCTAAAACATTTGCATAGTTTGTGCCATATACTTTTGGTTTTAAAGTAAACTCATCTAATTGAAGACCTTGTACTCTCCCACCTGCTAGATCGACTACGGTGGATATTTTTTTATTATTAAATTCTATTTGTTTTTGTAGTTCTTTAGGTATTGTTTTTAAATTACTCGCTTGTTTATAAAGTTTATTCTGTTCTGCATATAATTGTTTTAACTTATTTTCAAAAGGTTTAACAGCCTCGTTGTTTATTTGCACAAACTCAGGACTGTCAAAATCTAAGCCTAGATTCATAACATTATATAACTGACCTGTTTTTTTAACTTGCTCTAAACTTAAACGGTGAGCCTGTTCTAAAGGTTGTCTTTTTTTAAAATCTGCTAAAATTCTTTCTATATTATTATCAGATACTTCTTTTACTAAATCATATTTTTTTTTATTTGCTTTTTTCTTTGTTGGATCAGGATCTTCATCTCCCACTAATTTTAATTTTTTTCTTTCAGCCAAAGCTTTCTCTGCAGCTTTTTTAGTTGTAAAATATTGAACACCTATAAATTTTTTAGGTATGTTTGATATTACATCTGGTTGTAATGCAGCTGTGTTTCCAAAGTTTATTTTAAATTTTGCATTTTCTGGTATGTTATATAATGATTTACCAGTTGATTTATCTACTGCTTTTTTATCTACGTCTCTTATCTCTCGTATTTTTAAATATTTTTCTCCTGGAGGTTGACCATATAGATCACCTCTCATAGCGATAGATGCTGCTTTTTCTTTAACTGGAATGTCTTCTATTATTCCTTCTGCTTTTAAAGCTGTTATTCTTTTACCAACCGGTGATCTAGAAAAGTTGCCTCTAAATTCTTTAGTTAATATTTTAGAAATAGCCTCTGCACCTAGCTTATCATTATTTGCAAGTTCTATTATTCTTTTTTCTATCGCAGGAGCAAAAGGTTTTCTAATAGCGCTTTTACTTTTTGGTTTATCAATTTTTTGACCTGGAGGTCCATTAGCAAACCCAATCCGTCCACCATCCGCCATGCCTGGTGTATCATTATCATACAAGTCGATAACTTTTAATAAATCTTTCATTACTCACCTAACATTCTTGCGATACCGCCTGATGCAAAGTCATCTGGTTCTGGACCAGGTCCATATTTACTTTCTAAATAGTTTGCTTGCTCTACCGGATCCTCAAGAAATTTTTGATATTTGTCTCGTTTCTCACTAGCTTTGGCAGCCTCCTTAGCAGTTAGTTTTTTACCGGTTGCATATTCTTTTAACGGACTTATATCCTCCATCAGATCGTCAACATTATTAACCACGTTAGTGCCATCAAATTCCATATCACCATCATAATTTACAACACGTGGCTCTGACTCATACGCCTCAAATTCTGCAGAAGATTTGGTTCCTCTTCGTCTTACAAACCCTTTTTCATTTTGTATGATAGTAGGTTCTATATCCTCAGGACCCTTGACAACTAGATCTATCTGATCAGGATCATTAACAGCTCTAGAGATGTTTCCTCTCTCGTATGGTTTGGTCGGATCTTTTCTTAATTTTGCCCCATAGTTAACTGTTGTGGTATTTGTATCTAAATCTCTGTAAACCGTGACCTCTGCAAAATCGTTTATCTGTTTGGTGTGAACTAATTCTCTTTCCTTAGTTGCAAATCCCTTGGTCACATCCTCACCCTCGTTAATGACTCTCGTTACAAGGGCATCAAACCATTCTGGTTTACCAGGTGCGTTTGGTGTTGTTATAACCTCTTTTGCAACCTGTTTAGTTGTGCCTTTTCCAATATTTAATAATCCTGTTTTTAACGCAGCTATACCTCCACCAATTCCTGCAGCTGCTTTTAAAAATGCTCTACGTGCTTTGTCTATACCACCTACCTTGTAACCAATACGACCACCCATAGCTTTAATCTCTCTACCACCCATGATACCTTTAGATGTATCAATCACATTGCCTTCCATATCGACAACTTTATCTTGTTGTTTAATTCTCTCTAGTGCCTCTTGTTTTATTTTGATTTTTTCCAGGCCATCTGGTTTTCTACCAGTCACTTTGACAAAACCTCTTGTCAGTCTTTGAATCATTTGTGGTAATGTAAATAAAGCCATTATTTTACCTTTTTATATTCTTTTGGCATTTTTCTACCTTTGTAATAATCTCTTAAAATCTCTCTTTTGATTCTTGCATCTATCTCGATAGCACTCTTGCCAGGTTTTTGTGCACCTGTTCTCATGTCCTTACGCATCTTGAGAGGACCCTCGACGATATCTGATTTTCTATATCCACCGGTGCTTGCACCTCGCTCTTTTATTTTTTTCTTTATCTCTCTATTTAAAATATTTGTAACGTTTGGACCTGGAAAAGTTGGCTTATCGACGAAAGCTTTTTTCATCTTAGATTTCATGATAACGCCCATGCCTTTTGTAATTATACCCATATCAATAATAATTCCTTTTACGTTTTTCGACTTTTTCGTCGATATAATCTTCAGGGTGTCCGATCAGACCGCCCTGTCTGAATCGCATGATAGCTTGTGTGGTTGAGTCCACAAGATCGTCATGATCACCATAAGGAAACGCAGCGCATTCTTCAATGACCTCATCTGCGAATTTCTGCTCAGGCGCGTATATCATACCAGATTCAAATAAAGGTGCAACCGCATTTACACGAGCATGCTTGTCGTTTCCTTTAGAGGGACTAAAGTTTACTACCGGTATATCCATTTTTCTTAACTCGTATGTCAAAGGCAGTCCTGATGCTTTTGCTTCAATAATAACTGTTTCAGGCTTCCAATACTCATACTGTTCAAGGGCTTTACGCCGTAGTTCTGGAAACTCGTATCTTCCTTTGACTGCATCTAACAATATTAAACTGGCTGGTTCGTCTTCACTTGGATAAAATATTCCCCATGTAGTAATAGCTGAATAGTCCGCTGTCTCCTTTTTCAAAAAAGCTGTGTCGTAAGATTGTATGACGTGATGTAGTTGTGGTATCTCCTCGCCTGTATAGACTCTCCACCACTCACGTTTTAATATTGCTCCTTCTTCTGCTGTTGGATTTTGCATCCATTGTGCATTCCATTTACCCGTGGGCAGTGTTGCTTGAACCTTCTCTAACTCATCTAACTTCCAATACTCAGGCCAAACAGGCTGAGCTTTCTTTGATCCGTGGTCCATGATCGCTGGAAATTCGACCACGTGCCATTGATCAGCTTTAGGTTCACTTTGATTTTTAACTAACATGCCTGTTAAATCTTTTGTAGTCCAACGAGTCATAACTAAAACTATTTTACCACCCGGTTGTAAACGTTGTCGTGGACCTGATGTATACCACTCGTAAGCAGACTCCATTGCAGTCGGAGACAATGCATCTTGTTCAGAATGTGGATCGTCAATGATTAATAGGTCCGCTCCTCTACCTGTTATTGCACCACCCACACCGGCTGCGAAGTATTCACCACCATCGGATGTTTCCCACCTCCCTGCTGCTTTAGAATCTTCTTGTAATCTTGTTTGAAAAATTTTGTGATAATTATCTGAGTCGATTAAGTTCTTTGCCTTACGACCAAATCTTATTGCGAGTTCTGCCGTGTGTGTTGCTTGAATAATCTTGAGCTTTGGATCACGGCCCACCATCCATGCCGGTAGCAAGTAAGATGCAAATTCAGATTTTGTATGCCTAGGAGGCATATTAATGATCAATCGGTTTATTTCACCCGAAGCCAATTTATTAAATTTATCTGCAATGTGTCTGTGATGGGACCCCTCTACAAAGTCGGGCCACACACATTTGACAAAAGACAAGAAATCATTCTTAGCTTTATTCTGTATCTTTTTTTCAGCAAGCAGAAGTTGCATCTGCTTGAAGGTCTTACGAACATCTGCAGGTAATTTTTCGATATTTACCTTATTCAAGTCCATGGTACCAATATGTTTTCAGTATACACGAATGTGTAAATTAAGCAATACAACCTAGAGTAGTGGGACCCCTTTTTGCAAAAAGGGGGGATAGGGTCTAAGTTATTTTCTATATTTGGATTTGGTTCGGGACCCCTGGCGCGTACTTTCGCTAATCAGCGCTCTCGCTGCGCCAGGGGTAGAGAGTTATGCTGCCCAAGTTTTAAGGGCGGCTTTTTTTATTAGGATTGCAGGGCCTACAACGAAGTCTTTACGTCCTGTAACATAGTTATCGTTATCGAACGTTGCTCTCCATAATGCCGTTGCCTCTGGGTTTAAAGGTAAGCCCATTAACTTACCCTCTTCATTGATTATAAGATAGTCACCATTAGGAAAAGTAATTCCCTCAACGTAACCACCTACGAACTCTTGAGCCGCTTTTAAATCTGGCTCATCTTTTGAGTCTTCAATGATTTTAAACTCAGATGCTTTTGTGTTTATGTCTGTCATATCTTGGATAATATAGGATAAGTCAAGCATTGTCAACTACTTCTTTTATTACTTTTACTTTGTATGGATTATCGCGCCAATCTGTTCTAGTTTCTACTTGTACATCAATCGGTGTTTCAAGGCACTCGGTTCTTGGGTGTAACTGCACTAACTCCTCTATATGTTCTCTTATAAAATCATGTAAACAAGTCTGGTCACAGAAATATTTATAAGGTGTGTAATAGTTTTCATAATGAGAGTTGTAAGGTATCTTAACTGTTCTCAAAACCTTAGAGCCTTTAACACCACGAACTCTTGTGGTTGTTTTTCTTTTGTGGCAACTCGGACCATGACACCATTGATAATCACTCATGTCTACCTCGATTGTTTGGCAACATTAACCAAAAAGTACAAAATCCATATGCCGATACTAATAATCCAATAGTCATATCAAAATGTATTCCCAGAATTATTCCTAAGTTTAAACATACAAACCCAAATAACATTAAAAATAATTTCATTAATGCCTCACTTTCCATGATGTAGTCGCAGTTCTATATCCATGTGCGTCTAAATCATAATAAACATAATAAGGTGTTCCATTTTTAGCAACACCAAATCTGCTTTTCTCATCATGTTTGCCCTGTCTTGTTATGTGTTTCTTATGCTTACTTGCCCAGTAAGTTATGTAAAATGTTTTAGTCATATTTTTATTTCTCTCTTTCTGTCCCTATCCTACAATAAGTAGGATAGGGTGTCAATAGTTAATTTACACTTTGTTGTGCCATTTGTTGTCTTGCAATAGCGATCTTTTGATCTCTCGTTAAGACCTCTTTATCTTCCAAAAGACTAGCCAGATTTTCTGGTGAGTAAATTGATAAAGCCAAACTAGAACTTTCATTCAACATTGTTTCATTTAAAACAACACCAACCTTATCTGCAAGTGCTTTTGCTTGGTCAAATGTTCTGTAAGATTTTAAACCTAATCTTAAAGTTTTCATTTTGCTTTCAACATAACTATACATTTGTTCATGTTCTTTAATTACATTGTCAGCACTAGCACGATACATCTTAAAGAAATTCATAGTGTTCTCATCAACTTTGAATTGTCTTGATCTGCAATAAGATGTTCCAATTACCCAAAGTTTAAAATCTTCTTCCCATTTTGCTTTAGGTGTAATGACAGATTTATCATCATTAGAAGATGTACTGAAACCCAAAAATTTATTTACTGCACTCTCATCATTGTAATACTTTGGATTTCTTTTTGAGTAGTCATTATCAATAGATAAATGATAATCTGGGTTAAGACCTTTTGCTTTTATCTCATCACGATAATATGCTCTTGCAAACTTTCTACCCATGTCAAATCTAACATTGACCTCATCATCTGCTTGATACTCTTTACCATTGTCATCAACTTTAGTTATTGGCATTGTAATATTAAAACAATTATCATTGTATAACTCGCCACCACTAGAAGAATATTTACTAATCATTGATCTGATTGTATCAACATCTTCTTGTGGTTGATGATATCTTACAACTTGTTCTATTGTTTCTTTTGCTTTCTCTCTTAACAAGTCATATTTTTCTTTTGCTTGAACCAATTTATCTTTTACTTTATCTTCGTAAAAAGATTGAAATTGATCTGCAATCACTTTTCTCTTATCAGAGTTAAGTGTTATCTTTTTTGTAGTCATATTTATTTCTCCTTTTTTAATTATTTTTAAATTATCACTTGACAATAGGATAGTCAAGTATTATATTGGATTTAGATTTAAACAATTAAATCTGGGACAACTTCTGGTTGTGGTGTAAAGTAGGTTGAAAGAGACCCAAACACACGCACAGCTAGAACTGATCCCTGGTCATAGGTTGGCACACTTGTAATAAGTCGATCGATGCCCTGTGACCTGGGATCAGTAGGAGAGGCGGCCAGCTTGCCTGGTGAATTGAAAGATGTTTTAAACTGACGTCTACTGATCCAGTTTAGAATGATTCTAATTAACAACTACAACTACAACTATAGGTTGTATTAGGGTGCGACACTATTGCACTTGACTAATGTAGGATTATCCTATATAGTGGGATTATGTCAAATAAAAAATATAACCCAGAAGACTATAAGGATGCTGAGTTTATTACCATTGGTGATGGACCAGTAAGAATCCAAATAGTCAAAGCTGAAAATTTAAACATGGGACATATAGTTAATATGTCTAAAAAATTGTTTGAGATTGAAAGTGAGATGGGTTTAATTAAAACTTTGGCTGAAGAGTCAGCTGATAAAAAATAAAAACTTAGATCCAGGCCTTCGGGCCTGGGTTTTAAAAAAATTATGAAACCAAACGCTGGAAAAGAGTATAACAAAATTTTAGTTAATCATTGGCGCTGGCTTCAGGACCAGGGCCCAAGCTACAAGCAGCAAGCCTCAAGCTGCAAGCGTCAGGCGGCAAGCTTGACAAGAAAACTATATCGTGGTATCCAGGAGTATACAGGAGAAAATAAAAATGAAAACAAGTGAAGCATTAAAAATTATAGGAGGCAGCCTGAGCAAGCCTTCAAAGATGCCGGGATGGTCGATAGGTTTACCTGCCAAAGAATGCAAGACTGGCGGCAAGCTCCAAGCAGTGAAGGGCAGCGTATGCTTCGACTGTTACGCGCTCAAGGGCTGCTATGTTTTTAAGGTTGTTCAGGATGCACAGTATCGAAGGCTGGCAGCTATTAAGAGCTCAGACTGGGTTGAAGCAATGGCTCACCTGATCAACAGCAAAAAGCCGGATGTATTCAGATGGCACGACTCAGGAGACGTCCAGGACCTGGAACACTTACAAAAAATTTATAAAGTCTGCGAGCTCACCCCAGGCAAGCGTCACTGGTTACCGACTCGAGAAGCTTGGATAAAGGATCACCTGAAAGACAAGCCAGACAATTTAGTCATACGATTTAGCGCCCCGATGGTTGACCAGCGGGCGCCTGGGTCGTGGCCCAACTCTTCAGAAGTAGTAACAGAAGGCGGCAACTGTCCAAGCTCAAAACAGGGCAATCAATGCTTAGACTGTAGAGCGTGCTGGGATCCTTCAATCAAGACAATACAATATAAAGCTCATTGAAATGTTTCGACATCCAAAGTATTATAAAGAATTACGCAAGCTACGTAATAAATCTGATCAGGTCATTAGCGACAGCCATGTCATTAAAGACTCGAGCGATAGGCTGG